GCGTCCAGTCCTCTAATCCATTCGTAACTTGATGATTGATTGAGTGCACTTTCTTTTATATCTCCCATTGCCTATGTGATTTTTAAGGGACGTTTAAATCCATAGATTTTTTCGTCCAGTTTAACATATAATTTAGTTCTCTATTTTGTAATTTATAATTATCTCTTTTTCTACTTTCTTGGATAGCTTTTTGTTAGGGTGCCATTTTCTCTAAATTCTAATCCTCCAGCAGTTAAACTCATTGTTAATGTCTTTCCTGTACTATTTCCTTCAGGGTAAGAAATCATATAGATATTGGACCCGCAATAATCAGTACGTCGAATCATAAGATTACCAGAATAGTCTTTCACTGTAAGACCTGCCAAGATATCATCGTTCATAAAATGCAGGTTAATGAGATCCTGATTGGAAGAATTATATAAAGTGAATGAACAGTTCGCAGGATCCAGTACTATTTTCTTTCCATTTACCTTTGTCGTGATCTTGCCAATAAAATCTCCTTTAACAGTTGGATGTCCAGCTTCATCCCATGAGATATTGCTATTTGCCGTATGACCTGATCCATCTTTACGGAACACATTTGCTGCATTGTTCGGTGAGGGTCCTCCCATCCACATGTACCCATCTCCTGACATTCCTCCAATAACACTACCGGTAACTGGATCTGTCATTAGGATTTGGCTTCCCTGAAGGAGTTCTATTTCACCATTCTTTGCAATGATTATGTCTGATATCACAGATGAGAAATTGGCTCCGAACACCTGCCAGTACTCAGTATTCCCCGGTGCATTAGCTGTTGTACTCATGTGAGTTTTAAGACATTTATATGCTTGCCAGCCGGTGGCCAGTGAATCATCGCGAATAAGTGCCACATCCAAATAACGTGTTCCGCCTGTCAATGCTTCATCATTACGAAATTCTGCTCCAGTTTTCCATTTCAATTTTCGCATGATACAGCCTTGCAGTCCATCGTCTCCTTTTCCTCCAGCCAAGCCAGATTGACGGACCGGCGTACTCCATGCACTAACCTCTCCATATCCATTGACTGTGGCCTGTGACATCCACATATATGCCGTTTCGCTTGGATCCGTTGGTGTATTGCTCCATCCGGAAGGTGGAATGGTGCTTCCTGTTGGTGTCGCTGGCCGCGTCTCTGCAGTACGGAATACTTGTTTAGTCTCACCACCATTAACTCCGTCACTTCCATCTTCAGCTACTAAATCATATTCATCTGTGTTTATCTCACCGGTCAGAGTATATCCCCATGTCTTTCCACCATCCTGCGTTTGTAGTATCCTGTTGCCGGACGCATCTGTATGTACCCATAGTGGAGGATTCGTTGTACCTGCTGGATTTTTACACACCCATGTAGCTTTCCCCATGCGCACCGTACCCAAATATTTCACATTTAGCCCGGTCTTCCAATCTCCCTGAGCCGTTACGCTGTCTCCATCACGTCCTTTCTCTCCGGAAACACAAATTGCTGTTGTAGTTGTTGTTTCGTTATTAGTGAATGTTATAACGGATCTTGTCCAGTAGTAGCGATTCTCTTTCCATTCAGGCCTTGTATTTGACCATGCTCCACCATTCAATACAGTTGGTGATGTGGACAAATAATATTGTTCTACAATAGATTTTAGCCCGATACCATCTGTACCGTTTGTTCCACTCGGTCCTGTAGGTAAACATAGAGGGACGGTTTCTGTTGAAGTCCCGTCGGTATAGGTTGTTTTTGTTTTACTCCATATAAACTTGCCTTCCTCCCATTCAGGTGCAAGTGTTTGCCACCCTGTGGTCGGCGCTACAGTTTTACTGTTTGAAATGGCATATAACACATCTGTGTCCGCTACACCTTTGAGGAATGATTTAGGATCCAGCAGTAAGTCCCAATCTTCTGATTGTGTTTCCTCATAGACTATGTAATGATAGGTTGTCCCATTATCTTGAGTTTGCAGAATATAGTTCCCATTAGCATCCTGATGCAACGGATATGGCGCTTCCGATGTTTCCCGTTTACTGATCCATAGCTTTTCCGCAAAAGATAGAATTGTTTTGGCTGGATAGGGTAGATCTGCACTCCTCCATGCCGGTGCACTGGAAACACTTTCACCATCAGCACCCGGACTCACAGTTTGCATCCATGCGGGGTTATCTTTATCAGGGATGGTATTTGTGCCGGCTTCAGCTATACACAGCCAACGCCCACCCTTGTAGCTTACTTCATCATAGAAGTTCACTTTATCTTTGGGCATCCAGTTCGGTAGAAAATTCGGAATGGGAGCTGTGGATCCGTCCGGTTTAATTTGAAAAACTGAGCCAATGATATAAACACTATCCTGATATGATGAATATCCGGTAAGGTTTTTGCCATGGACGTTCATGTTCCCCAGATCCCCGTTCTGATACGCAATATTATGAGCAGCGATTTCCCAGGTGTTTTGTTTCCAAAGCATACGGGTGTATGTCCGCGTTTCATAAACAGATGATTGTCTATCCGGATTGGTAAAGCTACCATATGAAACAAAGTTCATTGCTGCAGCCGGATGGAAACTATGTCTCCAGCGTTCTGATTGTTCCCTGAGTTGGTATTTGAATTGGTTGTTATTATCCCCATATACAGCTGTAATCGTAAAATAAGCAGTAAAGAATCCTGCAAATGTTCGATTACCTCTACTGTCGTCTGTTGTTTCGGTTGCGTTCTCGGACGAATTGAGTGAGTGAAAAATTCCCATGCAGATATCACCGGCTTTCACTGTTCCGATTTCCCCATCCTCCAGCTTGAGTGTGACAATTTGCGTCAATGTGTCCACGGATTCAATAAGTCCACCTCCCGGTGCTCTCCATTTGTCTCCGACGACAATCTCTATTCTGTTATATCTAAATTCAGGTGTTTCAATAAAACGGCGAAAGAAAGCAGACTCGCCTTCCAGATGGCCATATTTATCAAAACTTCCTCCGGATCCTGTCATGCCCGGAATAAATTTCCCGAATTGCCCACCTCCCAGAAGTTTTAAAAGAAATTCAGTTTGATCGGGCCTGTCTTTCCGAAGTCTGTTTTCAAGTTCTTCAGCAATAAATTCCAGGAACTCATCAATAGTAATGAATTTCTCTTCAACCTCATTAAAATTGACTCTTATCCGGTTGAAGTTACGTTCCCATTTTAAGCGTACATCTTTGCCGGTATCGTTTTGTCCGTTCCACGGGATTATTTTTTCAAACTCTGTGTTCATTGAAGGCTTAGTTTAATTCAAGTTCCTGTCCCTCGTATTCCAATAACAGCATTTGCCAGCAGGAACCATTTTCCATTGTGTCGAGATTGTAATAATTGAGCATAAAATCGGCAAACCTGTTTTTGTCTTTCGTGCTTTGTTTTCTTAGCCTGGCATTTTCAACTTTAACAATGCCATCACTTTTCCCACGTTCGTAACTGTAACTCATGAATGCGAAAGAAAAAGTCTCTCCCTGTTCGCTTTTCGCTCTCATTTGCCGTATTGCTTCGTACACATCCATATCGCAAAATTAAAGTGATGAAGGCCTATAAAAAAGGACAAAAAAAGAGCCTACTATCTTCACAGACCGTAAGCTCACCTTAACCTATAACCTACCTGTTTGGGGGCTTGTATTTATTCCAGACCCATAACCCAACTATAACTATTGAAAGCATTATGCATAGTTTCCAATTAATCGGTAAAGCCGGCTTACTCTCTTTTTTTATATCATCGGCAAGCTGCGTCTTTCCACTTGCCGATGATTTAACCGTGCTTTCCTCCTCCTTCCTGATCTCCGCTGCCGTTTCTCGCTGCTCCTCTTTGGAAGAAGTAACCGAATTCCTTTCGGTAAGTACCGAGCCGGTCACTTTCCCGGTACTGTCCTGTACTGGAGTATATTTCTCCTGTACCCATTCCAACTTAAAATTTGCCTTCAGGCTTTCCCATATTGATGAGTCCGCCAATATCTTCTTTGTCTCTTCCCTGAGACTTGCTGTATCTATTTCAAGCCGTGTACTCTGATTGAGTTTACTGGATCTACAACTCTGGACGGAAAGACCTCCTATAAAGATGAAGATCACGGCCAGGCAGATAGTCAATAGCACGTTTTCGCTTTTCATAGCAGTATTTTTTTAGCCCTATCAAGAAGAGCAGTCCTTTCCTTAAGTCCGTTATATCCTCCGTTAATCCGGCGGGTTACTTGCTTCACATCGTCGCGATCAGCGTAGATGTTCAGTTTGTTCCGTTTCCAGAACCAGCAGGAAACGGTTACCGCCAACTCCGGTTCTTCCAATAACTCCGGATGCTTAACTACATCAATCCCCGGTAGATCCTTGCCGAATAATGTATAGTTAGCCCGTCCTGTGAGTTGTATTAATCCCCGTCCTTTATACTTCACACCATCCCCTTTGTAGATATTGCCAAGATCCTTTCGTCCTTCGTAGGCCTCTCCGGATGCGATCTCTTTTACATACCGAAAACTACCACTCTCCAGTGCGATTTGTGCAATGAAATGTGCTTGTCTTAGCGGGGTATCAATGCCATATTTTGGCATTAACTCATTTAGCCAGGGAAGATACTTTTCAATGTTCCCCGTCGTTGCGTATGGCATTATTGCCTTGAGTTGTTCTCTTGTCATGGTCTAACGATTTTTTTCTCTTAATGCATACTTATAATCTACTCCGAATAATGCTCCGGCAAATGTGCTTATCTCACCAAAGGCTACCAATACTGAACTGTCTATATTACCGGTGGGATTAACCCAGAATCCCATAAAGAGCAGTGAAACACCGGCTATGGTAAGTAGTACTGCAACCCATAATTGTACATACAATCTTTTTTTCATAGTTAAAAAGTGAGGGTTGGGCGTTTCACAACGGCCTTCCCTCTTTTCATATTTAAAAAATATAATGAAAATAATACTCTGCAAATGTAGTCCGGGTCCCGATTGAAAAAAAGGACACTAATTTGATCTGCTCACATTCTTCTCCAGCTTATCAATCCGATTTAATGCTTTCTTGATATCACGCGGGTCGAGATTCAGATCCTTTTCACTAATGATAGTCAATAACCCTACGCTTTGTTCCAATAGCACAATAACCTTTCCCATCAGCTGACCATCAGGAACATTTGAATAACCTGAAGAACTGTTTCCGGATCTGACTTCATTGTCATCAGTAAATCCACCGGCATATTTACCGGATCTGGTCCGTACCTGTTCCAAGATCTGCGTGGTGTTGATCATGTGGATGGTCCCATTCTTTTGTGCGGTATCAAAAATGTCATAGAACTGTTTTACATGGGGATTACCTACACCTTTGTGATTTCCGACAAATTCATTTTTGTGTACTGGGATCACACCGGCCACATCATCCGGATTCCCGGAACGTGTATATCCTTCCACATACTCCTGTGAATATCCTCCGTCTTTCAATCCCCTTGCTTCATCCCGTTGCTGTTTGGCTACTGCGATTTGTGCTGCACCTGATGCGATCGCTGCACCTGCGGCAATTACTCCCAATGCAGGACCTATCACCGGTATTCCGGCCATTGCTTTGTATGCTTCCATTGCTGTTACCGCTGTTGTCGCTGTCACCTGAAGTACTGCAGCTGCGAATTGCTTATCAGCATACTTCTTCTTAATTTCATTGATTTCCGCTTCTTTTTCTTCCTCCAGCTTGGTTGTATTCTTACCGGCTTTTTTAGCTGCAGCAATCTGTTTGTCATAGCGTTGTGAAACCTTGCTGATTTCACGATTCATTAGTGCATTAAATACATCGGTAGCTGCACCTGCTGCCTGACTTACGGTTGAGAATACGGCTTTTATCTGATCTTCACGTATGTCTGAATGTTTTTTCTGAATCTTTGTTTTTGTTTCCTCATATTCCTCATAACTGATCAGATCTGCATCATACATGGCCTGAAGAATATTTAAACTACTCTCCAGCGTAACTGATTGATCCAGCTTTTTATCGAGTATAGCCTTCTCTTTCTTCTTTGCATCTTCCGCTTGCTTGAGTTGGTGATCTGCGATCTTATCCGTTACTTTGGATGTGTCTTCGCCATATTTTTCTAAAGTTTGCAGGCGACTGTCCAGATAATCCCTCTCCAGTTCCTTCATTTTATCCTGGAACTCTTTCTCTGTTTTTATTTCGCCATTCAGGTAGGCTTCCTTTAGAGAGGTTTGATCTGCAGCATAAGAGGAATCCAGCAATTTTAGTTCATCATCCTTTGCTTTCTTCTCTGCATCTTTTCTTGCTTTATCCAACCGGTTAGATTCAGCGATCATTTTATCATAGATCTGATTCTGCACCTGGCTACTGTCCTCGCCGTATTTTTCCAGCAATGCCTTTTTGGATGCAAGGAACTTGATTTCTGTTTTATACAGTTCCTTTTGGTATTCCTCCTCCGTTATTTTATTTTGGGTGAACCTCTCCTTTAGTTTTGACTGTTCCAGATTCATCGTATTTTTTAGTTCTTCTTCTTTAGCACGGAGAAGTTTCTTTTTTTCCTTATCGTCCAGTTCTCCACCACCTCCTCCGGTGATCACGATTTCGCCCCCTAATTCTATTTTTTCGGCTTCCAATTCTTTAATGCGATCTTTAACGTCATTGAATAGAGTGTCATAATCATATTCCAGGTGTATTTTCTCCCAGTCCTGCATGTTTTTCAACTGTTCCAGCCTGTTTGTTGCTATTGCCAGTTCATTGTTGACTGTCTCCAGCGTGCGTTCTGTCTCTCCATTGTTATCATCTCCGCCCATGAAGGCCTTATATACATTCGTGAGGCTATTCATGCTTTTCTTCACGTTTGCGATCTGATCGTTGAGTATGCCGATACCTCCTTCATAACCGGTAAAACCAGTTTGGCGGTAGGTTGTACTCTTTAGCATTTTTTCATGACCGGCTTTAGCTTCATCCAGTTCCGCCTGTAGTTTTAACAGTTTCTCCGTTTGTTCGGTCAACATGTTACTGGCCGCTTTCTGCATTGCCTCCTTCTTCATCACCTCAATGTACTTCTCTTTTGCCGATGTCGCTTGCTGTGTACGGATGTTTTCCAAAGTGATGTTTCCCAAGTACTCCGGGGAGATATCGTTAATTGCCTTGATCGCTTTGCGCCTTTCCTCTTTGGATAAATTCTCATCCTCTGCTACGGAGAACAGGCGTTCCAGTTCCGCTTGTTCTTTAGCTATGCTTTCTGTAGTATCTCTTCTCACTTTTATCATAGCTTCAGCTGTAGAAATAACATCCTTCTGACGAGTGGCAAGTAAATACAGGCCTGTAGCTAATGCTGTTACTGCTAATGCTATTCCTGTGAATGGGTTTATTCCTAATGTGGCATAAAATTGTATCATGGCCAGGTTCGCTGTCCGTGTCGCTCCAACCAGTGTAGCTTTTGCCGCTACATACAAATATTCTGCTGCAGTAGATGCTTTTGTCCAGAACACCTTTAGCTTTTCGATCGCGATTGCTCCCAAAGTGGCTTCACCGTATTTGCCCACCCACATTGTATGTATTTTCATCAGACCGGTGAATACTCCCAAGGCAATCCCTGCAGTTGCGATCTCACGGCTATATTTTAATAGGACCGTAACTGCACTCACAAGAAAACGGACCATTAATCCTCCGGAAGTGATCACCTTGCTCATTTGTGGTGCCAACTTCTCTCCGAGATCGTACGCTATTTCCTGAAACTTCTTTTTAGCCTTTTCGATTTGGGCCTGTAGTGTGTTGTTCTTTATGTTGAACTCATTTACAACGCTTGTGCCCTCACTGAATGCTTTTGTGGCTAACGCCTGTTCTCCCCGAATGTTTTTAATATTTCCGGCCAGTACTGACAGAACGGAAGCAGCTCGCGCGCCATCAAGTTTCATCTCGTCGAAGATCGGTGCCAGCTTATCCATGCCTCCTTTCTTTCCCAGTGTATCAAGTAGCTGCAGCAGGGCTTCATTTGCATTGTTCTTTACCAGATCCGTGAACTGTTTCACCTCAAGGCCTGCAATTTTAGCGAACTTTGCCGGATCTTTATACATCTTCATGATCACTCCTTGCATGGCAGTGGCCGACATTTCAACCTTCTGCATATTCTGATCGAGCACGGATGCAAAACCCATTATTTGCGGGATGGTCATATTTGCCTGATTACCTACACCGGCAAGCCTTGCGCTGAAGTCCACCAGATATGGTTCAGCTGCGCTACTGTTCTGTGCTACTTCGTTGATGGAACTACCCACTGCCAGCATAGCCTGTTTTAATCCCAGCTTATCAGCAGCGCCGAACATCATACTCAGTTTACCAATATTCTTGATCGCATCTTGGCCAAGATCTTCACCCAGTGACACCCGGATGATGTTGCCGGCTTCTGCAAAGTCTAATAACTCCTTTTTGCTTTGAATACCTAAACGGCCGGCATCGGCTGCCAGATCATTCAGTTCTGTGCGCGCTGCACGGGTATCCATTTTCTTGAACTCTTCATTCAGATCCTTCACCTGGTCCCGTGTCATGCCGGTGTACTTCCGGACGTTCGCTTCCGCTTCCTCCAGTTTGGCAAAATCATCCACTGCTTTTCGTGCAGCCAGTGTGATCCCGGTGAGTGATGCTAACAGTCCGGCTGCCATCCCTGCATACTTGTTAAAACCATCGGCCAACTGAGATATTGAGAATCGTGCTTGTGTTGCATTACCTCTCAATTCTCTCATTCTTTGATTTATGGCATCTAACTGGCTCCTGTATTGTGCATATAATGGTGAGTTTCCTGGTAGTTGAGCTATGATGGTGTTGAGTTCTTTCTGGCGGTTACGTAATTCTTTTAGAGATAAACTACCAATTCCTATTTGCTCAAATAGGGCATCATATTGCTGTTGAAGTTTTTTTAGTTCTTCTTTTTTATCGGCATACTCCTGTGTGCCTTCAGTCAGTCCTTTCAGCTCTTTGCGGGCTTTCTTCATATCACCCTCCAGCTGCATCATCTTTTGTCGTGCGCTATCTTGCTGGATCACGATCTCCAGCTGCACTCTGTCAATTTTCAAACTCATAGTTTCACAACTAATTAATAATGTACAAAAATAGGGGTGGAGATACCCTATAAAAAGGACATAAAAAAAGCCTGTAGTCTATCTACAGGCTATTCATCCAACCATCTTCCATTCTCCATCCATACCCCCGCGTCTCTCCATTTCCCGTCTTCCAATATCCATTTTTGGTAGGCCTCCGTATCACTAATTTTTAAAGGATGGAAAACACCTTTCCATGCTCCGGATCTTCCTTGTGTTGTGAGTGTATATTCAATTTCCCTGCAGGCATAGAGTTTATTTCTGCACTCAAATATAGATCTGACATCAAACAGATTGGGATCATAACTTGTAAATGTGATGCTTTTGCTTGTGTCTATCTCATATCCATTGCTATACAATTCTATCTCAAACTGTCTTAGCCGTAAACTGGAATCGGATATCCTGATGGGCACCGATAAGAACAACATCAGATATTCATTTGTAAATGGAGTAGGGAATGCGTTTTTGGGTTGCCAGCTGATAGTCGGGTTATTCAATCCCTGATGAAAGGCCAGATATATAGGCCCTTTTGATTCTGATGTCTCACTGGTCCCGTTCTTTATCTGTTCAAGTAGGTCCAAGTCTTCCTCTTCTTCACTAACCTCCCCATCGTGGTCTATGGTAGGTATTACCCATGACATATATGTACCGCTTTTTACCCCATCCGTATAGGTCCACCACTCCCAGAACCCCATTTCTACGGGCATGATATCCAGTTCAATCGTGTTTGCAGCTTCATCCCTGTTAATAGGCCCAAATACATTGACCATCGCATAATAAGGCCCTAAAAAGGAATCCTTACCCTGATATATATACTCATATCCGGTTCTCTGATCGAGGAATATGGTATCTTTCACTTGATTTTCCTCTCTGGAAAACCAAAGGTATAAATAATTAAATCCGATTGTTCCTTCCGGATATGGCTCTGACCATGATAATGGAATTTCGCCTTTCTTTGCATTCTTGTATAGATGATCCGGTATACATTGTGTCCTGAAGTACTCATTGTCCGGAAAGGCATACCGTATATTGGAATGTTGAATCTCCTCTGAGGACTCGTTATCCATTTCGGCTTCAAATTCATCTACGATCTGAGTCACATGTACCCTCGTTGAGTTAGCAAAGAACGAGTTATTAAACAGGAGTTTGACTTCCTTTTTTCTACTATCAATAACAAAGCTGGTATTGAATAACTTTTCAATCTGCTCCAGAAAATCGCTTACTTTCCATCCGGGTACCATGTTCTGCCATTTGGTCGTGTTGTTGAGATGGCAAATGTAGAGGTCCTTCCATTGACTGTTTTCAATGTCATTTTGAATCAACTTGTACCCCAGTGCTTCGAGTAGGACCTTAATAAACGAACATAAGAAAGGTTGTGCTATATAATCACCATCCTTCCAATTTGGTTTGAGTATGCTCTGATATTCTCCTGTACTGGATGTTTTATTGAACCACCATTCATTGATGGTCGTTTCGGCAGTTCTATTATACACCGGTGCCAAACAAAATGCTATATCCGGATAAAGGTCTGTAATAAACTGCCTTCTCGGAATAAAATCCCAATCCATCATATCCAGGCTGGATATGAGCAGATCACTTCCTATAAAATAATTCAATTCGGAATTTCCCGAAGCGATCTGTATAGAAACAGTCTTATCGGTCCATTCCGTTATGATCTCCGTCCCATTGCAATATACCCTGTTATCTGCAATTAGTACAGCTGGTCTTCTCTCTGTGATCTCACTCACGGAGTTCAGGCGGGATAAGTGTTTATACAGTTCGATATTGACCTTATTATTCAGGTCTAAGGTTATATCATACGTATATTCTCCATTCTTGGTGAAGTATGAATTTTCCCGCCTTACTGTGGTACTCATATTCTGAGGTAACACAACGGATATTCCGCCTATAAACAACTCAGTCATTCTCTTTCAAATCAAAACCTATACTCAATCCATTGAAACCACCATAGATATTATATTCCCATTCTGTCCGGATCTGTTTTGGAGTGCTAAAATTAAACTCACAGCTGTAGTCTCCCTGAATTATATTTGCTTTTACTTTCTCCATGATACTTTGCATATAGGCAAAATGGTCCAGCTCTTCTCCATCGGTCTGACTGCCTGCAGGTATTTTCTCTAAAAGAAATAACAGACAGTCATTGCTGGTGTCTTGGTTGTCACTGTTCTCCATGGTCGTGTCACAGCTGGGGAAATTTCCGCAAAGGATGATCCCCTCTTTATCCTTCAGCTTCTTTATCAGATGCTCTTCTTTCGGTGATACCACTACGGTTTCAATCCGTGGGTTATCCCCTGTAATTACCTCATTGATTTTTCCTCTGATATCATGCAGGATCACTGCATACTTTTTTATTTCAATCATACCTCAATCAGATTATTTTGTTCAGGATCTGCCATCCGGAAGGTAAATTCTACCTCTTTAAGAGCAGCTTTACTGTATTCCCTTTCAAAGTTTTGTTTGGTGATAACAACCGGTAGCCATTCATCTTGCCAGATGCTATTCTCCTGAGCATTGACAAAATTGTGCCATAGCTTATAATCACTTTGCAGGAAAATGGTCCCGCTGGTAGCTGTAAATTCATCTGTAACTTTAATAGAGAATCTTCTTTCTATTCCGTATAGACTGGCAGAATCACTCTCATTATTTCCTTTGCTTGTTATTACTCCGACGGTACTCACTGTCTCCGGAACATCGTATACGTTTTTGCACCGGAATTGATTTACCTCTGTATAGCTGGTCTTATCTATCAGGAATTTAAGCGAATGGCTGCCTTGAATAACCTGATAACTGTGTATTGTTCCCATGCTGGAGAACAGTGATTGTATGTTAGCCAGGGAAACATCAAACGTAACAATTCCCTTTGCGCCTGAATGTGTATATAGCTTTTTAGTTTCTGCAGCTCCACTCTCTGTTCGTGCTGTAACAAAGATCTGTTGTCCGGATGATAAAAGAGTACTTGCGTATTCAGTAACACCCTGCCGTGTTACCTTTTCCCGAATCTCAGACAACCATCCCGGATCGCTTGCGCTCTTCTTCGTTTTCATTCTACTGAACATGACATATGTAGTCATGTCAATTACTCCACCGATAACAAAGGTAAATGTGCCGGCAACATTCTCCTGTTGCATATAGTCTGTGCTGCACCATTCTCCCCATAATGCCAGCATACAGAATTTGCCCAGCTGTCGTGTCCTTACCCGATTATTTGCATCAGGTGAATATTCTTCATCCAGTATTGTTTTTCCTTTATACTGGACGGCAAAAGTTATTGTACTATCTGTATCAATGATATAATCCGGCATCGTTGCGCTAAACTCCTGCGTGCCGGGCCGTTGAATTACATTCATAGTCTGCAGTATTTATTTTTCTTATTATTCTCCGGAAGGAGGTTATATTCTATTGTTCCTCCATTCCTTGCCTTCTTCATTTCATTGATCCACATCTTGCCATCTTCCTCCAGCCAGTCAGCGATCTGCTTTACCTCGCGGATCGTCGCCGGCTTACTTGACATGCCTCCGTTTTCGGAAGTATATTTCCGGATCACTCCCACTGGTATAATGGATAGTTGCATACGCCTGAGCGCCATGCCCATGGTGAGTAGGACCGTAGCCTTGCAAGCTGCATAGTAGACATCACTTTGTGGATCTTCCTGCAGGAGTTCTTCCCATTTTTCGGTACCATAATTCTTTCTGGTGTGTAGGATCTGTACTTCTTTCATAAATGGAAGGAGTAGGAGAAAGGAGCGTTCGCTTTTCTCGATCGGGAAATAATCATCAAATTGCCGGCCGTTTTTGATCAGCATTTGTTGTGTTAGCTTATAAGTATGGCTTTCTCTCCATTTTACGTTGTTGCTATTGAGGTACCTGATCAGTGCGTCTACAGCTTTGTAATAATCCTCCAGATGCATTTCATCATCCCGATCGAGCTGCCATTGCCATGGTAACTTTTCGTTTTCCGCGTCGATCTTGAATTTGCGGCCGGTGTCCTCGTGGCTCAGGTCATTACGCTGGTACATACGGAGTGTGGCCATAATCGCAATGGGTTGTTGTACTTTGCGGATAAACTCCAGTTCTTTTTCATCACCAGTACCATCTTTGTATAATTTTTCCGCCTGGTCATATACATCTGCAGTGATCAGTTCCGATAGTTCATCTGTGGCCGAATGGATAAAGCCTGTCATCTTACTGAAGTCATTGTTCGCATAATAGTTTCCGGTGAGTTCCCGAAGTTCCTTATTTCCTTTATTGTCCTTATTGAAAATCATATTATTATGTTTTAGGTGTCATTGCTTTAGCCTTTTGATAATCATCCAGTAGCTTCATCATTACTTTAATGAGTAGTGTGTTGTCTGTGCTGTCTACGTTTCCAAATATTCCGGATTCAGCTACAGAGAACAGGATCCCGTTCATCCCTAAATTTTGTTCTGCCTTACGACCTTCTCCCGCATCTCTCCCGAAGACTGGAGCAAAGCAAATCTCTTCATTGGAAATAAGATATGTTCCTGTCATCAGGTAGTTGCAGGAATACGCGAACCAGGCATAAATCCCAAATTGTATATGTACCGGCATCATCCGTACACGATCAGCATAGAAACTGATCCGTGCACTATTAAAATCTTCACGGTACCGGCCATCAAAATCCTTCTTCCCGACTTTCTTCCCGGGTCGTCGGTATAATATTCCGCAAAGTGCCTGAAGCATTGCCGGATCCTGTGACTCTGCATACCGGTTCATCATAGTAACCGATTCCCTGAACTCGGCAAAGGTAAGATCACCAAAGTGGCTTAACGGTCCGGTCAGATTCTTCCATTTAGGAAGAAGGTTTTGTGTGCTGGTGAATGTTAGTTCCACCTGGCTGCCATCTTCCGATTCAGACCACATCCAATCCAGCGTTAAAGCTAAATCATAAATCAAAAGATAATAATCCTCTGTCTTTTTCGTTCTGATCCCGCGATTCCGGAGAACGAAACGACACCATTCCCTTTTCACATCATTCAGTGCTATCCCGGACTTATCAATTAGCTTCTGCCGTAGCCTGAGTAAATATTCCCATTCGCATTGGTATAGTTCTTCCCAGCAGTCCGGGAACTCTATTTCTTTTTTCTTCTTCATAACTATGCCTGATTTGTAGCCCTTGATGTTGGTGAAACATTATCTTCCTTTTGTATAATCTTGCGATACATACCTAAGAAGATTCCTTTTTTATGTGGGAAGTTAATCCGGATGGCATCATTGATCGGTTCCAGTACAATTTCCTCCGGGATTTGCGTGTCTGCTCCGAAGAAGATCTTCAGGGCATATAGCATCTGACTACCCGAATCACTCTTTCCGTCTATAATGATGTTTGATAGAGCAGGAGAGAGGCCGAATCCTGATGTAGTAGAGCTATCCGCTATTCGGCTGATTGTTGCTTGTGCTTCAATATACTTATCAACATTCATCTCAATCGGCTCTATCTTCCATTCCTGTTTATTGCCTTCAGAATCATAGAATGTCACACAGGAGAAGAATTTACCCACGTTTTTCTTTCCGGCCATAACATCCGCAATCTGTTTTGTGACTTCATCCCGTAGTCGCTCCATTTCTTTATATACCTGAGTATCATCCCAATCTTCATGCATAGCACGGATCATTTCTTCTTTCTTCTCCCAGTACTCTTGTGGCTGATGGACTATATATGCAGCCGCGATCATGTTTTCATTTAGGTACTTTATAATCTCCGGAAGATTGTTGGCGTTATTTAGCCAGGGAACAGATCCAAAGAAAGATGATATCGCATACATGTTTCGGCCAAAGGAACGCATACAGTGATATTTGATTGAAGTTTCTGCAGCTGTAGGATTCCATTTGTCGAATACCGGATATAATTTGAAGTTGCGATAATTATGAAAATCACCGGTGAGGATCTGCTTTATATCTTCCAGCCGGCGACTGTCATTTTTAGGCCATACCAGCCTGCTGTCCGTGCTGAGTAGGCATTCAATGCGGGTTACCCATGGTTTACCGATGCGTATTCTTGCTGCAGTATAATATTTAGCGAATACCCCTTTCATGTGATTGTATTCGGTGAATGCATCCCGAATGTACTTTTTGTAGTCCCATGAATCCAGCCAGTCTTGTATCTCTTCATCTATGATCCACTCCTGCACCCTTTCATTGCTTTCCACATTAATCCGGCAAAGCATTGGCCCCTGACCATACAGAAGTCCGGTTTTGCGTTCTAATATTCCGGGTCCCAGGTTATTTTTCTCCAGCAGGTCCCGAATGGCTTCCGGCATATTGTTATCCGCTCCCCATGGTACAAGGCGAACACCTCCGATGATCACCGGATCTCCGTCCCAGTTGGAAGAGGAAATATTAAAAAATGAATTTAGAGGATTCTCATTTAATCCCATGTTTAGCGCATAGGTACCGGTTTCGGTGCCCACAAAATGCAGATTACCTATTTTCTTTTTAATTTCAGCCATTGTTATTTAGTTTTCTGTTTTCCAAAATTCCCTTCAGTCGCGCTATTTCTTCATCGGAGAGTCCGTACATGATGCGTGATATCAACTTATTCAGTCCTCCATACATATTCTTAGCATACCACCGTTTGTCTTTCTTTCTGCTTCTTTCTCTGTTCCGGATTCCCCAGATATCGCGGTTTGTGTTTACATCGAACCTATTCTTTTTCTTGTTATCGGCTATTTCAAAAGCACGTCCATAGGAGAGGAAGTTTACTTTCAGTCCCGGATCCTCCCCACTTTTGAATGATTGGTAATCAATACTGGAGACAAGATCTTCTGTTCTCTTGAGTTTTTGTGTCTCAATAGCTTCTATAAATACATCACATAGCCATTCTCCGTGCTGTGATAGTTCTTCCTCGATGAATAGTAGTTTCAGATCTTTGCTCTCAGTACTTTCCATAATGCAAATTTACATCCACACAATACCTTAAAAAAGGACATAAAAAAGCCCTGACCGGCATTACCAATCAGGGCAAAAAAAAATGAGACTGCTTATATCTCAGTAAATCCGTTAACGGGATGGAATTTCACCATGGCGACTAAACCTTGTTTTCCGTAGTCATTCGGTTCTTCTGTATAATCGACATAGACGGTCAGATCTTCTTCACTTAATTTAGTTAGTCCGTCTGTCACCCGGCGAAGATCTGTGAAGAAGTACAGGGCTTCATTTAGTTTTATCAATCCTTTATTGGAGAAGATATGCCAGATCAGGTAGTGGATAATGATTCTTACTTTCTCCGGATCCACTCTCAACAATCCTGCCTGTTCCCATTTATCCAGCTCGATCGCTTTATGCGTGCCGGCCTTGACTTGCTTATTAAATTCCTTCTTCTTCATATCTGCAAATATACAAAGGATTTAGGATATCAGGTTCTTTATGATATATTTCTCCGGATCTATGTTGCCTTTCTCCAGTGCGTGGTAATCAGTTTTATTAAACCGTACTTTCCGCTGATCCTCTGTGATAATCTCCTCTGGATTCATACCGGTGACAGCTGCCAGTTCATTAACTACATGCAAACCTTCTACTAAGGTACCAGGTATTTGATATATGATTTTCATTAGTTGGCCCTCCTGAAGTTATGTTTGATGATGTTAGATTCTTTAATTTTCACTTTAGGACTTTCTCCGGTGATTATATCAGAGGAGTCTACTTGTATTCCATGAGAAGCTAAAATCCCTTTATAGATACCAATTTCTTGGCGTGATGCTTGAAGTTTGTCTAATAGAAGTTTCTCAAGATAGGTCATAGGATCCCTCCTTCCTTGAGAGCCGCTGCGCTCATTCGTACACGTTCATTTCCTACAATGAAGCTCGCTTCACCATTCCTTTCTTCGCTGATCCATACTTTGTCACAGCCGGTTGTAATTTTCTCACTTAGTTTTGCAAGGAAGATCTGTACTGCCTTTGCATCCACACAGAACATGTGGTTTTGTTTTTTGTTTCTCATACTTACTGATGTTTTAGCGTTTTAGTGTGGAAAAGAAAGACGGCCACACATTCCCCGTTCGCTAAAACATCAGTAGATCACTCCGAAGAGCAAAAATACAACGGGAATGGCAGCCGCCAATATCGTAAAGTTTGGGCATAAAAAAGGCCCGCAATAAATTGTGAGCAATATCCGTTACTCATCGGTAGTGATACACACTAATGTTTTAGCTTCTGCAAATATTGGAATAATATTTGGAATGTGCAAATTTTCAATTATTATTCCCCTGAAGAGGTTTTATTAAATTGAATACTTCTTCTACTTTAGCGAAGTCAATTTCAAAATCAACTTCTTTGGCAAGTGCCTGATATTTGTTGATAACAAGTTCCCTTGCATACTTTTTATTTTCTATGTTGCTGTAGAAAGCAGTTTCAAATACCTGATCCGATAAGATTATTCCTTTGAGTATCTCTCTGGCCTTAGCCTTATCACCGGTAGAAAGGTAAAAAGTAAAGAGTGCTAATTGGGGTTTTGAACTGGCATTGAGAGCCTTTTTGATTTCTGATACATTGCTTACTAAAACAAAGAAACAGATAAGTACTATTACATCTAATGCAATAGAGAGGTAGTAAATAGTTTCAATATCCATAATAACTGGTTTATGTAGATAAAATTTCTCGCAATTTCAGAATAAGAAATGAGAAATCAAACAAAATAGTTAAATAGTAGAAAAATGGTTATTATTAATTTGCTGATAGTAGAAAAATGGTTATCTTTGTATCTATCATTATTAGCGTAGTAATTTCTAAAAAGAAATGAAAATGTCCGTAAGGGAGGTTATCTCCCTATTAGAAAAAAACGGTTGGACCTTTCGACGTATGAAAGGTGATCATCGTATCTACTATAGAGAAGGTGCAAGACGGCCAATCGTTGTTCCAGGAAAATTAAGTGATGACTTAAAAGAAGGAACTTTAAATTCTATTTTGAGAGAGGCGGGGCTTAAATAGCCCTCCTCCTTAAAATGGCTTGAATAATTAAACATTGGTATTGATTAAGTATGGGAACTGTAATCAAAGTAATTATTGAACGTGCTGAAAATAACTATTCAGCATATTTGGATGGAATTGATGGTATTGTTATTACCGGATCTTCCGTTGATGAGATCAAAGCTAAAATGCTTGAAGCGATTGAGGCACTTGTCGAAGAGTGTAACGAGTTAGGCTGTGAAATACCTGAAGAACTAAAAGGTGACTATGAACTAATTTTCAAAATGGATGTAGAATCTCTGTTAGATTTCTATTCAGGTATCTTTTCTAAAGCCGGTTTGGAGCGTATTACAGGTATTAACCAAAAACAATTATGGCACTATGCTTCTGGAGGAAGAAAACCAAGACAGGAACAGGTGTTGAAATTGGAAAGCGCTCTGCATAAGTTGGGAGAAGAATTGCTCTCTATTAATTTATAGGATCAAAATAACAACTAAAGAAAACCCTATTCTATTTGAATAGGGTTTTCTTATCAGGTAACCGTTATGACAATTAATTAAAATCAAGTACTATGTATACACCTGCTGAAATAGAAAAGGCTCAGTTGCCTTCAGAAAACCAACTTCTAAATGAAGTAATGAATGATATTTATAGTCGCGCTTTAGCAAATGATCCTAAAAAACCAATTGCAGAATATGAAATAGATCTTTTTGGACAATGGATTCATATAGGGAAGCTTGTAAGTGGTAATAGTATAGGGACGTGGGATGACTTTGCGTGTTTAGCCGGATATAAATTCAGATTTCTATATCTGGTATATTATGATGATGTTTCTGGTGAAAGTACATATTTGAAACCTAAAGGAGAGGTTTATGCAATAGTGAATCCTATTGAGGTAAAGCAAGATATAAAATATTTGGCAAAAGAAGCTGAAGATTGGAAAGTTATAGTAGATCAGGAAAGGCAACATTCTGATCCTTTGTTAAATCAGGTTGCTATAGAAACGAGGAATGAATTAAAACTTTTTGAAGAAACAAGACCACCATTGCATGATCAACAAAAACTTAAGCAATATAAATATTTAAAACGTAGACTATACTTGCACTCTAAATACATCTACTTAATGGCTAAAGGAGTTTTTGAGTCTTTTGATAAAAAGGATTTCACTTTTTCATTGAATGGACAGGAAATTGTTATAAATGAATATAGTATAATACATATTCTGAATAGACACTTTGCTCAATTAGTAAAACCTCATTCCGACAAATCCTTTCACAATATGAATATTGCTCCACGATATTTGAATAAGGACATTAAGAGTATTATGGAAAAAATAGATAATTCTGGCTTATATATAGGTCATCCCATCAGAAATATAAACTTTGTTTATAAGGGAGATAAATATGCTTTATGGACCGAAAGAAAAACTATTCAAGTAAAGGGGCAAGGAAATGTACAAATTAATCGATTGCAAAGTTTTTATCCAATTGAGGAACAGGATACGATAAGCAGATTGAATACTGAATTTGTTTTAAAGAAGGTCGATGATGATATATCTGTTTATGTACCTAAAGTTGCTTAAATGCCACTCTGCCACTTGCGTTGACTTAGCGAAGCGATCATAAGCAGGTGGTGCCCATCCGGATGGGGATTCTTTCCAAAGTGTATGGAACAGAAACGGAGGAATGTGTTCACAGCCGTTCCCAGATAACCGCAGATTATGCGTTAAACAACCACCATACCGCTTTCAAAACCCCACCCCCGACAAAGTGATGGTCCGTACCACCGGTACATTGGATCCATTTGCGTGTCGGGGGTGGGGTTTTCGCGTGCAAAAAGGCATCCCACCACCCCCGAAATTGGGTCGTAGAACGCCTTTTTAGCTTGTTTTAGCGACTTTTTTGTCTAAAATGAACCGTTTATAGTGGGATATCGTAGTACTCGGAAATCGTCTCTATTAATGACAGATTTTGAGTGACTAAATTTGGAATTTCCGTCCTTTCGGGTTTATAGATCTCGGTTGCAAAGTTGTACACGTCCCACAGTGTAAGATCTTCGCCCCCCTGCTTAATTATATAGGTAATTAAGCGGTCTGTAAACTGTGAAATTTGCGCCTGATTCAAAGGATAGTTTTTCACAAGTGAATTAACGTCCTTATCCTTGCTATCATGCATTACCCGTAAGGAGTTAAGCAAACCGATGAAAGAATAAACGTCGTCTAAATTCATTCTGATTTTCTGCATCTGTTCAATTATCCTTTTGTCGCTTTCCCTATCCGTGAAAAAGTTTTCAAGCCAGCGTTTAACGGTTGCAAATACTTCTGCGGTGGTCACTTTGTTTGCTCCGTAGTTGGAAACCGTTCTTTCAGATGACAAAATACACTGATTATGGCAAATTTTCACGTTAGGACCTATGGCGGCTTGTATTCCGTCTTGATGATACGCCAAAGCCAAAGTTGTTGTTGTATCTTCGTCCTGTGCATCATCTATTCTGATAGTCGTAAAAACACGCCTTAAAATATGTGCTTCTGCGGCTTTCTCTCCGTGAATGGTTTCTACTTGTGGGAGAATAACTACGCCTGGAAACTGACGGTTTTTGTTTTGTGCTGCAAATATTTCTTCTATCTGATAGTTTAACCCTGCATTCTCACAAAGTGCCCCTATCCCTTCAATAAATTGATAGTGATATAGTTCTTTTAGTGGCTTTCCGTAGACGTCATTTTCTTTGTGTGTACGCTTTAGCGTCTGCAGGTCTAATACTTGTACTCCGTTATCCTCAAAATCAAGGATAGAAGCGTTATTGATTGCGATTTGGGTATTGTTATTTGATAATGTTAATGCGTTCATAATTTGAATTTTAAAATGATTAATTTTTAGATGTAAATTGCATAAATTGTATTTTCCGTTGTGCGGTTACAGGGATTTGTATCTCTTTCTTTTCCTCTGTTATGGCTGCCGCTGTACTTGGTGAACTCTCTTTTTCCTTTTCTACTTCATAGATTACAGGAATTTTTGTGAGTGGATCAACAATTACCAGCCATGAGCGCCAGACTTCCATGTTTAAAGTATCCATGTGGTGTACTTCTCCATTTAGCGAGTTTAAGCATAGATTTATAAGCGTCATTTTGCAGCACATTGCAGATATATCGCAGCCAACAAAATACATTTTCCTGTTCATCTTGGCATAAGAGAGTAAAAGTCTGCCACTGCCGCACGCAGGATCGTTTATTTTATTATTCCCTTTTTCTTCACCCTCTTTTGTACTATATACTAATTCCGCCATAAGATCGGATACGCTTTCGGGGGTGAAGAACTGCCCGTTTTTGCCGTGTGACAAATATTCTTCGAAATATCCCCCGAAAGGGTCAGATAGTGGATTTTGTTCCATTTCCATGACTACGGAGGCGAACGCCTTGCAAAACAGGTCTATTTCTTCTTTAGAATATCCCGCAATCGCTTGAAAATATTCGTCCTCCTTTCTTCCAATTGACAAGCAGCAAATAACCATTGTTAGAAAGTTGTCAAATACCGTATATCTGCTTTTTGTGCGTGCCAATTCTTCTATATATACCCCAAAATGGGATAATTTGGCGGGTTTCATGGTTAATGTACTTGGATATCCGAAAAGACGTAGACAATAGGAAAAAAAGTCTCTGTTGTGCCGTTCTCGGGGTTAATTTGCGTTGGTTTTCCCCACAAACAAAGTGCGTGTTCTCCTCTTTTGATGCGCTTTCCTGCGGCTTGCCATTCCTCAAAGGTTTTAAACTCCCTGTGCCCTGCTTGGCTGTATATGGCTTTAATTCCTTTGTTTATGCTCTCTAAAAAACCTCCGTTCTTTAGTTCCTTGAGTGAGGAAGACAATTTTTTCAAAATCTCTCTTTTTTCCTGTATGCTTTTTGCAGCAAAGAATATATTTTTCATAAATTTGCTCTGTATTTAAAAAATTAGACGAAAGTTTGATTTTTCCCCTTGTAGAGCTGTGAACTCTACAGGGGGATTTTTTTTAATGTCGGTTATTCTGCCAAAAGTTGGCGAATTTCCGCTTCTTTCTCTCCTAAACTTAACAAAAGACGCTCTTTCCAGTCTTTCAGTACTTGTCCGATGCTTAGGGGGTTAGAAGTCTGAATTGTACGCCCTAAAGCGTCTACAAGGGTTAATTGTGCGTTTTGGTCGTCGTGGGAGATCTCAAAATCTTCCACTTCCTTAATTTTCGCTTGTATTTCCTTGTATTTCTCGTTGTGCTTGTATAGCTTTTCGCCTTTCTCCATTAACTTCTCAATAGATACGGGTTGTTTTGGCTCTGTCACAACTGTTTGAGTGGTTTCTGCGGGTGCTACTGTGGTTTTTTGCGCTTCCGCTTGGGGTGCTGCCGTTTCGGGCGTTGGTGTTAGTTCCTCTTTTTGTGGTTCATCGGGAACAATCACAGCGTCTTGAATTTCGGGTTCTTCGACTTTGTTTTTTTCTTCCTTGTTATTCAGAAGAACTACAGGCGTAGGAATTGCCTTTTTACTCTTGTTGTTTTTACCTGTTAGGAAATTGTTTCCCTGTGCGCCATTGTTGGCACGTTTTGATAAACTTGTCATAATGTAATGTATTTAAAAAAGTTAGACAATAAAGGGAGAGCCTGTGAAACTCTTTATCCCCTCTTTGATTATACTATAAAGATACACAATTCTATGTTACTATGCAATAGTTTTAAATCGTGTAACATTCAGTAAGTCAATACATTACATTGTATTTTCTTTGTAGGCCTGAATACTCTGTTTGTAGGCCTAAAACATTATTTTTTTGACTTTGAAAATAGAACGGGGCGACTTTTCCCCAAAATGGGGCGTTATTTGAGTCGAAAAAACCGTTTATAAACTTTAACTATTTGATTTTCAGTGTTTAAACCATTAGCGAATTTAAAAACAGCATGTTTTTATAGTGATTCAGCCCGACCCGCGCCGACCTTGATTTGCGGTTGCAGGTGCTTTTTTGGCTCGGAAATGTGATTAAATACGTACAATCCCACCACTATCGCAGTTTCCCGTGGGAAAATGCCACCGCTGGATGACCTCGCGATGGGCGAGGGCATAAAAAAACCTCGCGATCTTCACAGAGGGCGAGGCTTCATTCGAATAAAGTACAGAAACTATTTAGGTCCCATCATTGCTGCAGAGAATCCACTACGTTTGCTTTTCCATACCCTTATCCATTCTTTGCGTAGGATCAGGTACTTGAGTGCATCCGTTAAATTAGTAGATTCTTTAGGCAACCGGTGGGTTGGTAGTGCGTCTCCAGTCTTGAGCTTAACGATCTCTGTTGTCTCGCTTCCCTTTCTGGTCACGGTCTTGGTTCGTGTTACTTCCATTTCACTCTTTAGGTTTACACAGTTGTACTGGTCGATCTCAAGGGAGAAGAGGTTGCGTGCCAGGTTGTCGGATAACAGATCCATAAAGAACCGGTACTCTAAGTTGCTTCCGATGTTTCCCTGTCCCACGCTCATGAGTTGGACCTGCCAACCGGTACGGCTGCCGTCCTCCCGATACTCAATGTTCTTCTTGATTTGCGTGGCCATGTCCGCTCCTGTTTTCTTGTAATTGTTCATAGATCTGTCATAGTACAGCTTGAGAATCTTCTTCTTGTGTGGCTCAAAGTATTCGATAAACTCATCTGCCAGTTGTCTCACTCCATTGGGTGGTAGAGAATATATTTCCTTCATTACCCTATACGTGCGCCCGCGCTGTTGCCCGAATACCATGGATAGCATATTGCCGGAGTCCATACCCGCTTCCAGTGGTTTACCCATGTCTAAGTGCCTGAGCACTGAGCAATCTTGTTTCCACCCGAATGAGTACTTCTCAATCACTTCAGACAGGAATCCATCCGCAAAGAAATGTTTTGTTCCCAGGTTGCAATAAAACATTTGTCCGGCTTCCAGTTTCGGAATGATAGATAGGATATTCACCAGCATACCTTCAAGACCTTCAGCAAATTCATCACTGAACCAATCAAGGCCTAAGATATCCGCGTTCACGTATGAGGAGGAGATGAAGAAGAAGGATGTGCGGGATCTTGTCTTTATCCATCTTTCTTCCCACCGCTTCATATTCCTTCCGGCCAGCTGCATAGCTTTCTCTGCTTTCTTTAGTTTGGCAGCCAGGGATTTATTAGTCCGGTACTGGGCTTTGATTTCGTTATACTCCTGCATGTAGGCCACATACGTTTTCTTAGTCTCATTATAAACGAAACCTGCTTGCAACATTAACAGGATCTTGTCTTTGTCGTTTTGTTTGGCCAGCTTCAGGATCCAGTCATACTCTCCGATATGGTTCGGATTAGGCATATCCGTTGTTAGTGTACGGCTGCGGTACCATGGTGAAGCTCCATACTTCACCCGGAATCCACGGACCGCCTTGAGTAAGTTGGTGAATCTCTCTTCCGGAAAGTATTTCACTTCATCCCCGAATACACCAACATATGAACGACCGGCGCCGATCGACGGCCTATCAAGAGAAATAAACGTAAAATTGAATCCGGTATAGAATACCATGGTGTTCCGCCAGTCGGTACAGGTGTTATACATGCGGTCCTTCCATTCTTGTGGCGGTTCCTGATTGATTACATAGTGCTTTCCTAATATCCAACCGCCATTTGATAGCCCGTCGATTAGTGAGGGAATGACGTTCTTGTGCAGATCTGAAAAGGTGTCCGCTACCCATGCAAACGGTGCACCCGGACAATCCTGTGCAATTTCCTGTACTCGTTCAGCGAGTACCTGCACCGTTTTAGCGGATGCACGGCCGGCAATCCAATAGAGTGACCACGGCATCATGATAGCGATGAGCTGCGCCATCCAGTTGGCAAAACGCTGTTCTACGTCCTCACTTGATATCTTTAGTTTTGTCTTCCTGGTCATCGAGCATTTCAATAAAGTTCACATCTATCACTTGTGCGTCACGCTTCAGGCGTGTGCGTTCTCTCTCCGGAATATCCGGAATAGCATCAATCTGTTCTGCAAGCAGATTCCGGTTGATAGATGGTATTCCGACGGCTTCCGTTTCAAGTGAGTAGATCTTGATCGGCTTATCTTTGATCTCTTCCCGTTTCTGTGGATCCGGTTTATCCAGTTGCTTGATCTTATATGCCTGAGTTAAAATATTACTGTAGATCTCCATATCCTTAGATCCACGTGCAGTTGATAATACCACCTGTGCCGCTTTCAACTGACTATCGTATAGCATATTCCGGTGTGCACTGTTCTCTATAGAGTCATTGGCAAAGAACAAGTTTATGGCTTCCTCATACATTTCCCTGGCTCTTTGCCGTTTAGCGTTAAATGGTTCGTGCATCAGGAAGGCAATGGCATTGTCTTTGCCATATTTACGCTGAATACCGATCAGGGCATAGAGCGCATTATAGTAGTTTAATTCTTCATCTGTCAGGTCTATAGTGCATCCGGATGCAATATAATCCTGCAGTTCATCAAAGTATGATTTTTCAAACATTAGCCGATATCTCCAAAAAATATGTCATTAACTGCATTCTTAAAATCCACCTCTCGGCGTAGTTTATCAAGGCGCTGTGCTTGTGTTACATTCTCACCTGTTTCCGCACTGGTGGTCATTGATAGACCTTCTTTTGCAGTCTGAAGGAGCACACCCCTGTCATAGTGATATTTCAATGGAGATCCTACCAGATTGTAATACCACATGAAATCTTCATAAGGAATATGATAATACATGGCGATCTGTTTCGGTGTGAATCCGATTGACGCCAGCTTTTCATATTCTTTGATGTTAATCCGATGGAACCATCCCGGTTCTTCGGACCATTTAGTTAATTCGTCCGCTACGAAACTCATATATCTGTTTACTCCTTAAAAAAATGTATTGCTCTTCCATGGCGTTCTCTCCGTAGTTTCCGGATCCTTCCACCGTGTACCAGCCATCTGCAGTCTGCATACAGGTTATTTTTTTATGTGACCAGGCGAATGATAATTCGATTATGCCTTCTTCGGCCAACTGCATCAGGCGCGTGAAGATCTTGGGCATACGAAACTTGATTGTTTCGGATATATGCAGATGTATAGTGCCAATTAATCCCTTTTCTTTCCAACGTAGCAACGCATTGATGATGCGCTCATTCGTGGAGTAAGTGGCAATATACAGATGTTCCAGTCTTCCGGCATGCTTTAGCAGATACACAATAAAAGTAAAAGCCGTGAAGCTCTTTTTTGTCTCTATGAAGAAGATCTCGTTATCTTCAGGTAGCCGGCCACATAGTTCTTTAAGATTGTTTAGTTTGAAAGTGAGCATCATTTCAAACCGCTGTGAGTACATCTTAGATGCCAGCAATTCTTTTCTGACTTCCTCCAGATCAAAATAGTAACTCATTCCAGTAACCTGTTTACTTCCTCCAGTTCTGATTCATATCCGGCCAGCCGGTCCTTTCTTTCATTGTCCAGGTGCGGCTTGTTTCCTTTGCTTAATTCATTCTTTACACGCCAAATATTGTTCTCAATATTAATCTTCCTCAATACCAATTCTTTAACTGATAATTGTAACAGCTGGCGCCGCCTTGAAAATTCCTGAAAGATTGGATGTTTTCCCAGTATGGCCTTATGTTTCTTATAATAGTTTAATTCATCATAGATCTGCCGGTTGTCCATGTAGTTATCAATAAGTTCCTTGCTGACCTGGGCACATTCCTGCAGGGAAGTGCAATCTCTTAATTTCTTATGTAGATCTACATACGCATAATAACGTCCGAACTTTCGGGATGCTAAAGTCTCCAGTTCAACCGGACAGGATCTACTGCTCAGGAAGGAGAACTCTTCCCGGAACGATTTTTGTTTCTTCCTGATGGCGATATCCGGCTGGTTGATACTTACCGAATGATCCTCTTTGATATCATACTGCCTGCATAGATGTTCAACCATCATCCGTTTGTTTGCAACCGGATTGGAACGGATAAGGCGCAAAGTCAGGGGGCTTGCCCCTGCATGTTCCATCAGGTTCACTCCTTCCTGAGCATTCGCGCCATTATTTAGCCAGGCTAAAACCTTATCTCTCACTTTTCAAAGATTGATTTATCGGGGAACATTTTCTCCAGTTGCTCCTCCAAGAATTTAGAATATCCGGAAGGTGTGTTATTGAGGAACTTTTTCTTTACGATTAATTCACCGAATCGTTTTGCATCCGGAGATGGACTTTTAACAGGTAATACCCAGTTATCTGTTTCCCAGTTCAGCATAATTGGAATGTGATCTCCATAACCTACATTGAAGTAGACGGATGATAACAAATACCCTCCATTCTGGATTTCCGGCATTCCTTCTATCAGCTCTACGATACATTCTTTGTGATATACCACTGGCATATGTGTCGCATAGTCACGCATGGGGAAAGGATAGTCATAAGAGGATAACAGTTCGATCGTTCTTTCGATGTTTTCTTTGTAGGTACCGCCGAAGTTTTTAGAGTTAAGGAGGCCTTTTACCTTGAGGACCTCAAGATCTGCCATGGTCACCGGTGAAACTAAGTAGATATCATCATTGCTCCAGATAAATTTATCACTGACTTGATCCGATTCGATAGCGAGCTTCAGTTTTTCCAGTACATCAATTTGTGGATTGTCTGAGCAGCATTCATGGGTGATGTGGATCACTTCATCACTGAACCAGTCTTCACGGTCACCAATTATGACTACTTTAAAGTCTGCCTTCAGGTGCTTCTGCATTGACGCCAGTGCAAACTTTAATTCTTTGCCCTGGGCGAACTCACTTACATAAGGAATAACAACGGCGATCCGCTGGTCGGGTTGTTGTTCCTCCTGATTAGTGATTGCCGGAATTGTTGTTCCTACCGGAATTTCTCCTCCTTTTTCATCACCATTCTGATTTGTTACTGGAGTAGGTTGTACCTGATCTTTGTTCTCTTCGGCTTTGGCTTTAGTTTTGCCCTTACCGGTTGTTTTCTTCTTGTCTTGATCTTCCATATTAATAAAATTAGATGATAGCAAAAGTACCACCTGTAGCGGACAGGCGAAAGGACAAAAAAAGAGGTGTAAGCAATGCTTACCCCTCTAATCAACTAACCAATAAAACAAACTATAGACCACCGGATCCGCTTCCTGAAGAAGTCAATCCAAGAACTGCATCAATTTCGGGATTATCTGTTTTTGGAATAAGACTTTTGGCAATTCTGCCGATAGTATCACCCCTAATAGAACTCTTTAGAGCGATCATTGTTTTGTCCGCTTCATTATCATCCTGTGCTTCCGCTTTGTCGATTTCCTGTGGAGTATATGGAGTACCTGCAATTTTTGCATCGTCTCCAGCACATCCGAATACGATTGAACCCAGATTCTCATTGATATTGTTGTTCACAAATTCATCAATCTCTATGTCTGTTCCCGGGTGCTCAAATTCCGTATTGTGGATAAAACCTTTCGCATCTTTATCACCTTCACTGGTATGATTGATCTTGATTGTTTTGTCCGTTGCATACACTGCAATAGGTTTTTTATCGGGTTTCATTGAGAATTTGGTTACCCGTACTCCTTTTTCATCCCGTTCATATTCTGCTACGTCTTCCCAGCGGAATAGAACAACATAGGATTTTTTTCCTTTAGGCCTTCCCGCATTACTTGTTTTCTTCGGTACTGACACGAATCCATATTTTTCTGCCATAAAATATTTCCTTTCTTAATTAAGATTTAGATTAAAGTCCACCGTCTCCGGATGCAGATCCTGAACCGGCAACAGGTGGCAGATATGCGAATAGTGCTTCTGCCAACCAGAAACCAACAGATTCCCACCACTCACCGAAGATCTTCACTTTGTAGTTTTCTCCTTCCATCCAAACCTTTGTTGATTGAGGATCTTTACTCATGATATGCTTAAAGTTCTCTTTCGGAGTGATGAAGAAGGCACCGGTACCGCGCATACCTTCCAGTGGCGCAAAAGTGAATTTGGAGAAGTCAACTTTGATTTTCTCTCCATCTTCGTTCTTGAGCCATGGGTATTTCTTGCGATAGGCTTTACCGTAACGTGTAACGAGATCCGGATCTGCATGGATGAACATCTGTTTTTTCTTGTACAGAGGTTTGACCTGATCGACGGCTTTCTCAATCTGATCAATGAGTTCATCATCTTTCAGTTCAACATTAGGAAGTAACCAGGTGATAGGCACTTCACCTTCAGCTTTGTATTTTCTCAGCTGCGTAACATAGCCGTCCATTGTTTCCAATGCGCCTGTGGCTTCGTCACCGTCTTTTGCTGCAGATGACTCCTTAAATTCTCCAATAGCCAGGGCAATTTCACGTTCTTCATCCAATTTGGGGAACACCAACTGATTGAGGATATATTTAACCACCGGCATATCTTGTGGTTTGAGATCTTCATCATACAGATAGCCGATAATATCTTCCATTACATCCGAAGGAACGATGGCCACATTGATTTTGTGTTTATAGTTCCGGATAGTTAATGGAGTAAACTTGCTCTTTCCTTTCGGTGTCCAATGTGGTACAAACTGTTGTAGTACAGAATCAATCGCTGCCTGCTGCGCACGGATTTCTGTTTTATCCGTTTTAACAGTGGACATATATTTGATTGACTCGGTTTTACCCATCAATCCTTTGATGATCTCAATTTTCTCGTTGCTCACATACTTTCCAAACTCCTTTTTCAGTTCTTCAGTATTGATAGTTGTATCACCGGTATATGCTGCGCCTGGCTTTCCGGATGTAGCAAATTCCAAATACTTATTGTGTGCCAGTGTCATGTCCGGCTTAAATGTTTTAGCCACGCCGTTGGCCCCTCCTTTGATTTCTATACCACCATCCGGATTTTCTTTACCCTCCAGTGTGGCAATGGTTTCTTTGTACTCCTGTTCTTTTGTTTCCAAATTGGCGATTTTGTCTTTCGCTTCTTTGAGTTCATCAGCCAACTTCGTTTTGTCTTTCTCCAGTTGCTCTTTTGCTGCCTGAACATCTGCGCCATCGGCGGATGCTCCATCTTTCTCATATGTTGCCAGATCCTTCTCGAACTCAGCAACAAATTTGTCTCCCCACTTATCAGTGAGTTTTTTCTTTTGTTCCTCTGTTAGCAAGGATTTTCCATCTTCACCTTTTGCGAAGGCTGAAATGCCGAAGAATCCAAGTACAGATGCTAAAACTTTCTCAAACATAAATCATGATTTAGAATTAATATAATCGTTCACAACCGCATCCCTGCGGATTTCTTTTGTTCGCTTAACTGCGGTTTCCAGCGTACCAATACTGTCTATCAGACCGTTTTCTTTGGCGTCAGATGAAAAGAACATGCGCCCGGCAATGATCCCTTCGACAGCTTGGTTAAGTTTACCACCTCTTCGATGTTTAACTGCTTCTTGGAATTTTTTTGCGAGGGGGTCAAGTTCTTCGGATTTGATTTGGTCATACTCTCCTTTCCTGGCCGCTTCAAACGGTCCATTTTTATAGGTGGATAAATTGGAATATATGGTGTGCTGGGTAACACCTTCTTTCTCGTAGTACTTCGCATAGTCCATGAAACTCATCATCACACCAATGGATCCGATCTCTGAGGAGATCTCATTGGCGGCCATGATCTCGTCACAATAACAGGCAACGTAGTAAGCAGCAGATGCACATAGGTCACAACATGCCACCACCGCTTTGCCTTTGCTCTGCGCATTTCTTATGGCTTGTACCATTGGTGCGATCGCATCGACGCTACCACCTCCTGAATCAATATCAAGAACTATCCCGGTGATCTTGGAAGACTCTGCGGCCTCGTTTACCATTTCCGCTATTTCTGTTGTTCCGTAGCTGCAGTATGTTCCATACTTGAGCATGGATCCGCGCAAAGGAATTACCGCTATGCTTCCAGCTGGAGCATCGGCAAAGTTTTTGGATGATGCCATTCCCGGTCCTGATGTACACAGGATCTCGATCGGCTTCCGATCTGAAAGTTTGGATTGATCTTGTAGCTCTACGCTTTTGTTGAGCAGTTTGTCTATGACTATCTGGTGAGACTCTACATCACGTAGAGATACAAACCATTTTCCGCGTAGGATAGCGGAATATAATGAGAAAAAACTCATAGTAATAATGTATATAATGGTGTTGGTACAAAATTACTATGAGCCACAGGCGTTTAAAAGGACTTAAAGTATTTGGAAAATTCGGGGCTTGAGCGTTTGAAAGATATGGTATATGTGGATGGTGAACCACCCATTTCAACTATTAGTGCAACCGGTATATTTTCATTGCCCACCACTTTAGATACTGAATTTGTATAATCAATCCGGATCAGAAGATGAACATTTGCAGCTTTTCTGATTTTCTCTTCCTCTTCCTGATTCATACCGGTAACGGTAGCACTAAATTCCTGTTTGATAAACTGGCCGCTACCAGACTGTTTCTCTAAATACTCAACTTTGCTGAATGGAATCTTTTCCCACTTTCCGGATACGGCTATAGTATCGACACCGGGATGGTCCTCTATTTCTGCTTCGGAAATAGCCAGGTAATATACTCCGCAAATTTGTGCGGTCTTGTCTCTGTTCGTTCTCATAATATTTACTCTTAAATTGCTGATTAAAAAATTGATTATTAGATGTTTTGCTCTTAAATTGCTAAGAAGAAAACGGCTTAAAAAGCTTGTTTAGTCTTAAAAATATTCTTATTTGTAAAGATGTCGATAACCTATTCAAAAAGAGAAAGTTGTATCTCTTTGTCTATCTGTTTGGCAATTTTTTGCCTGTTCCGGTAGTCGATCTTCTTGATCATGTCATAGGATATTTTGTTTTTCTTGATGTTATATGCCATCAGGAATGCATTGATAATTTTATCCTGGCTAAATCCCTTCTCATACCCGGCAACGAAATATTCCTTTACACGTGTCCGGAAGACGGACTCCAGAAAATCCTGAATCATCTTTTCTTTCCATGTCGGTATAAAAATGAAATTATGTTTTAGTATATAGTGATTGGATTCTGTCACTGGGAGAATGATCGGTAGGGGATTCTTCATCTCTGATTGTTTAACCGGCTTGTCGATTATAGTCACCATGGAGGATATGTATTTCCCGATATCGTTTGAGAGATCCAGCTTTACAGCCTCTTTCTCTTTGGCGCCATCCGGAAACTCATGAAACAGGAAATCGTGAAGATGTGGTGGAAGATCTATAATAATATGTGGCTTATTTTCCATAAAAAATCAATTTTTAAAATGTTTCTGGTCGTGGTAAGTAACCTACTTCGTTACTACATGGGGTTAAATTGTTGATTTTTAAACCGTTGTAGCTGTTTTGTTTTTGAAATGAGCAAAAATGCAGTAACTTGTAGTACCTTGTAGTAGGCAGCAAGAAAACGCGCAAGGTACTACGCAAAAACTTCCTATTTATAGCATTTTCAACACTTTGTAGTAAGTAGTATGTCAACTCTCTCATAATTTTTGCCTTTATGGTATAATATTGATGTATTAGTCTTTTATTTTCTCTTTATAAACTTTAAAAAGATATAGTTATATTATATATTAATTACCACGTGGTAGCGATAGCGTGGTGTGGATCCTGATCGATCGGACTTCTGAATGAATCCCAGGGAAGTTAATGCAGCTCCGACTTTTTGTGGATTGACGTGTAGCAGGTCTTCTCTATTAATTTTGTTCCTATCCCTAAGTAGTTTGCAGATCTCTGTGGGGTTGAGCATCTGTGTCTGTTCATCTTCTGATCCGGTGGGGTGTGACACATATAGACGCACGTATTTAAGAGCCGGATATTCTACTACATACCTTTGATTGTAGGCTTTAAATTCGTCGAAGTCTTCCTGATTGAATTGATAATCGAATGAGGAGTTCTCATATAACATCAATGCTTCGGCCCAGAGGAGGTTTTTGTCTATCAGAGTGGAGTAACTCCGGTCGATATCTAAAAGCTCAATGCAGCCGAATCTACGATATCCAAAGCACTCTTGAATGAATCCGTTTAGTTCCTGATTGTGGTTAGTGGTACCGATGGCACATGCCAGACGTGGCCGGCCGATCGGAAATTCATCATTCCTGCGCTTCACCCAAAGCACATTTGATGCTATGGTCTGTTTGAAGGTATCTGCAGTACCTTTTGTCAGGCCTACCATTTCATCAAAGCACACGATCATGTTCCGGGTGAAGGCATCTTCCATATCGAACCGGTCCGGACGGGAATTGCTTTTGATGTAGTACTCTTTAAGTCGATCCGGTACGATCCACTCCGTAAAATAAGTTTTGCCCACGCCTTCTTTCATTTGAATCAGGGTGAGCATAACATCATTAGGGTGGCCATCTTTCCAACACGCGACACAGGCTACCAGCCATTTTCGTAGTAGCTTGGCCGCCCGTTGTTGGTAGTAGCCTTCCGGCTGATCCTCCCATTCGCGGGCAATGAGATGTTTAGCCAGAAGATCAATTTGCGAGTCTCCGGAGAACGATCCCCGGATCTTATCAAAGAACTCGGTGATAGGATTAAAGGTCTTGATATATTTGTCGGACCGTAGGATCTTGCGGAGTATAGCGTCTCCGATGGTGATGCCATACTCTGCAAGATCGAGCGATATCCGATCAAAATCAACCAACCCTTCACCCAGTGCTTTGTCTTTATAGTATATAGCGATCTTGGCCGGATCATACATAGCTTTTTGAATATCGTATGTGTCCAGGATAAAATCTACAGTCTTCTGTAGCTTATCACTGTCATTAAAGCCTAATGATCCTTGTTTGATCTCTAATTGTTTAACCTGCTTTGCCATTATGGAAATAGTTTTTTCTCTTCTTCCTGTATTCTTTGTCTTACCACCTGTTCCCTGTGAGCTAATCTCTTTCTATCGTCCCAGTCCGGGTGTTTAGTTTCAATATCGTTAAATACCTCACGATTCAATTCTAACAGCCTTTGGTTGTACCAAACTTTTCTCTCAGCTACTTTCTGTTCTTTAGCCTGGTCCATGATTCTTTTTCTGTCCAGATCATATGACAAAAAGCCTGACATTATACAGACTGCATCTACACTTCCATAGAATTTGCCTCGCTTTGTTTCTAAAAATTGCTCGAAAATTACTTTTAAATCGGCAAAGTAAAAATGACAGTACTTGGAGTTTAGGTGGACGGATACCCATTCGATTGTATCCGGCGGCATAGTCTTATTCAGGTTAGAGAATTTATTGAAGAATGACAGCCATTTAGCGAAATAATCTATTCCCGGACTGAAAGTATCAGTAGAGTAGATATCCTGCATCTCTTTTATGGTAATACGTCGTTTGCTGATAACCTCCTTTATCTCGTGGATATCGCTATAATTCACCAATAGCTGCTGTGGATCCTGTTCTTTCATGAACAGATCGTATGAGGGGTATTTATCATGAATAGCCTGTTGTATCTCGTTAAGTTCAATCATATTTGAGTTTTACTTTTAATGTTCATTCCAAATTGTTGTTGTTCCTCGGTGGCAGTTGCCGGCTCGTCTCCGGAGAGCTGTTTTTCATTCGGCCTAAAGAATGACCGATATCCGGATCTGATCAGGAAGGAGAGTATGTCGATCGCTTTTTTGTCGCTGTCTGCCGCCCATCCGCGTAGTGCCTTCAGTAATTCGTTCTCTCTTCGTGATTGCATGAAGATGTGATGTTCTTCCTGCAGATATTCTTTATACCTTTTCCAGTACTCCTCAAACTGGGGGCTTTGATAGGGCAGTGTTATCTCCTCCGGATCGATCGGTGAGATGTTCTGACCAAATATTTCGGTTTGCTTCCGGAGCTTTTCCCAGCGGTTGTTTACTGCCTTTTTAATTTTATCTGTTTTCGGCCCTGGCTTGAGCGCCACGAGCAACTCTGTGATATCTCCACCAAACTCAGATAACAGATCTATATATTTTTCCCATTGTTCTTTCATATACAGTTTTATAACTGGGGTGATAAAAGAGAGCGATAGATATTTAAAACCAGTTACATAAATATTCTATCGCTCTACCATGATTATTACAAACACCTATGGGGCTTTACCCAACGCTGCCCTTTAACAGCGGCTTCTTTAAAGATTAATAATTGATTTATTGATTAGTAATTGATCTCTCGATGTCCATAATCAGTGCTTTATACCGTTTATTAACGTCAGAAATCTCTTTTACCTTTTTACATGAATGAATTACAGTGCTGTGACTTCGGTTAAACAGCTGGCCAATCTTTGGGAATGAATTATCAGTATGTTTCCGGGTTAAGTACATGGCGATCTGCCTGGCATCCACAATATAACGTTCCCGGCTTCCATCAGTAAGCCACTCAGGATCTAACTTGAGGTAGTTGCAAATCTGTGATATTATATGCTTTTCGTTTACCATTATCCCTCAAGTTGTTTGGTTTCTGCATCCATAATCCCAGATCCAGCAATGAGTTGCTTTGTCTTATTAGGGTTCTCAGATTTGGAAAGAACCTGAAGAACTTGGGCCTTTACTTTATAACCATCTACAACGACTTTACCGAGATTGGCGATTGTTTTTGCTGTTTCGATATCAACTTTTTCATTCGGATCAGCGTTCGGATCTGAATTATTTTTGAGCATTTCTATGGTTTCAAACATATGCTCATTGAGTTTATCAAGACTTATGCTTCTCATGTTTATTAATAGTTTTATTGAGTTGACCAATTACTCTAATTGCTTTCTTAAGATCCGCTGGATAGCGATGTATGGTATTAGGCTCAAGATTTTGAGCTTTAGTAACCATTTCAAGATTATCCAGAGATAAGTTCTGCTTATTCCCGTCTTTAAAACGGATCACATGACCAGGAGGAATTTCGCCATATGCTTCTCTCCAAAGAACTCGATGTTTTAGTTCAAATACATTGGGTTCTTTTGTCTTTATCAATATGTATCCATCAATGTTTATGGTTTCATATCCCACCGGCTTATGATTCTTAGGAATATGCCCTTTCTTAAACATTGTATGTTTATTCCTCTCATACGCTTCCTTAGACATCTTCTTTCCTTTATTAGCAGGAACAGATCCTTTTTTATACCGGAATGCTTTTCCGGATTCAGCTAAAGACAAGGCAAGCTGCCTATTCGTATCTCTAACAAACTCCGGATCCTTCTTTAACCCTAATTTAGTGGCCCGATGAATTACGGAGAATATAGAACAGCCTAATTGGTTGGCAATATCTTTGCTTGTCGTCCGGGGGAATAGTCTGATCAATGTGGCTTCCTGTTCCGGAGAAAAGACAAATATTTTGCGATTTGCTTTCTTGAGTTTTAAAACCTTGGCTTTGGATCTGATGGCCTTTACCGATTTATCCGGGAATATCTTAACTAATTCATCACTGGAACAAACAGGATATTTCTCTTTTAGCCTTTGGATATCTTCCGGTGGCCAGACTGTATATTTATGATTTGAAGTCATATCACTTAGATTTATTATTCAGTTATACAGTTGCATAGGGATCTACATCCATGATTTCCCTTTGAAAATCAAATAGTTTCTTTTTCGTGAGTGGTCTCTCATCAAAAATCATATAATCAAGTTCTAAACAATGATTATAATTTTCACGGATGCAATCTCTTAGAGTCCACAAATTAGCCAGATTTACCCATGATGCTTTTTTATTAATGATTGTTCGGAATAATTCTACGGCCGTTTTAAAATAGTGGCCCATGTGGTTATAATCATGGAATACTAATTCACCATTATGATAGACATCAATATCCAGATTATCTTCATCCTCTTTTATTTCACATTCGGAAAATGGGATATCCTTTAATTTATCCCATTTGATATACTGGGTTGACTTCATAATTTGCTCCTTTCTACTTAGTTATACTCGTTCAATTGGTCGCCAAGATAGCGGTGTTAATGTTAGATTGCGCTTATCAACTGGAAGCATGAAAAACCATTCTTCAGTATCACTATCATAGTATGCCTCTATACAGCACTGGTACTCATTCTTTTGCTTTTTGCCGTAAACCTTTAATTGCAAGATAACATTGTCACTTATTCCTGATTCGCCAGTATGCGGCAGTTCATCTTCTACACTTATCCATCGCTGTGCTTCCCGGGCACCGAACTGTGCCCAATCAATGAAATTTTCCGCTCGCATTTGCTTGTGTGCAGGAAGATTTCTTTGCTCTTGATACTTCTCCGCCGCCAACCATTCTATTGTTTTCATATTTTTAATCCTTTCTTTATCGTTAGGATTTAATTTGGAATATTTAATTTCGGGAACCTCCATCATTTTTCTAACAGATTCTTTATTCATTATTATTTAGTTTAGCTAAGTAGATTATCTATATTCTTTAGAAAATGTTTTGCATCCTCCTCGTTATATTTTTCAAAGTATTTGTTACGTGATACTTCACTTTTCATGCTTAATTTGATAGAGTAACTAACATTATCTATCCATGTTGTTTGAGAAACCTGAAATATATCTTCTTCCTCTTCATATTCTTTAATCAGCAATACTTGATTGTTGCCTAATTCGAATAGTTTTGCAAATTTGTTCATATCTTCATTAGTTTTTATTTATTGTTATAAACCCATTTCTTTTCGTAAACGATTGACCTCAGTATTAAATATTTTTTCGAAATCAGCTTTCGTTATTTCCAGCCATTGGTTAGGGAAGTCGATAACTCCTTGCCTGATGGATTTATATTCAATTTCGTACCCAAGAGGGCGATGTGTATCTTTACCTATAGCATCTACATAGAAAAAATGATTAGAATAAGATTTATGCTTATAGTATTTACCAGTCATTGGCTTTAGTGATTCATATAATATAGCATTACGCTCGGCTGCAAGTTTTTTTATATCTTCTCGCTTTTGCTCTATCTGAGCCTGTATTTTTTCTTCTTCTGTCATAGTATTCTATATGTTTTAGTCTCCAGCTGGAGGCATTTGACATGTTGACATCCAATATTTTTTTATCTGTTGCATTATATTATCTATTTCTTGAATAGCTTGATCTTCTTCCATTTCAGCTATTTTTAGGTAAAACATTGCAGCTTGAGAAACTCCAGCAATGAATGCCTGACGGGTTTCTTTTTTTTGAACTTCTCCCATTTTGCTCTCATATAATTCTACTTTCTGCAGGTAGAATTGATATTGTTCTTCTAATTCAAATGACGTACCTATGTTTTCTTGTTTAAGCATTGCGGCAACGCTCAATTCATGAGTTTCATCCGCACAATGAGAACATAGAGTTTTACTTTCATCAACCCACCAGCATGGTCCATAGTCCGGATGATAGCAGGCTTTGTCTTCAGTACATCCACAGATCTGGCATGTACCTGCTTTATTATTTTTCTTATTCATTTTCAGTTGTGGTATTAATAGTTGTCCATTGAATTGTGACTTTTGCTATGATCCTCTTCTCTCCTTTGCAAAATGGACAGGTGATTTTTACACGTTCGTGTATGACCTCCGGATCCCATTTCCAACCCGCACCATTGCAGATCGGACATGTAAATCCTGCGAATGTTTGATGTTCGATAGGATTATCGACCAGGAACATTGGCGGGGAGAGAATTAGTACATTCTTAGCAATACTCATTTTGGACTTCACTTTCAGCTGGAGATGATTCTTTAGTTCCTTTTCTGAGAATATCTGTAGGTTCTGTTTGCTCTACATGTATCTCAAGAATCTTTGGAAGATCCTCGATGAAGAGAGACAGGGAATTTTCTTTGGTCAGCTCTATGGCCATGCCGCTTGTCTTATCTTCATAATCTTCAATGTGATCAGCCTTTAGGTAGGGTAGTTTCTCAACTTCTCCCACGAATCCCATGTATGCAAATACATTGAAGTTAAAGAATAGATTTACTTTAGCATTGTCCGGTCTTCCGACACTCACTTTGAATTTCTCGCTTGTGCTTTTAATTGTGGTAAAAGCGGAATCGTTTGTCTTACACATAATGTTTCAATTTTATTGGTTATATTTTCGCAGATCTAATTACTTTAATTTAATCGGTGTTCATACCAATATGCCACCAGTTTGGAAATGGTATTGCATCCAGTTTTTCGTTGTATTGTTTTTCTCCTGTTGTTTATGGTGTTTACACTTCTTCCGAGGGTTAGTGCAATTTGGTCACTGGTCATATGTTGAGTGACTATCATCCGGAGGATATCTCGATCACTTTGTGTTAGTTTATTGCTGAAAATAGGATTGCATATAACATTTTCGAATTTACATTCACCTCGTAGTGTACAATCTGTAAATTCAAAATGCATATTTCCACATTCATCAATGTCTAATTGCCTATCATACTTTTGGAAATTGCATTTACAGAATCTTCTGACATTTAAAAAATCAAAATGGAGCTTATTATGCCGGCTTGCTCTGTTCCACTCACAGCAACCTTTCCAAGCCTCTGGGTAATCGTTGGAAATCACCAACTTCATGGGCACGATAAAGTCTCTTCTATCTGCCTCAAGTAGGAATAAAGAAGATTGCAATGGTTTGATTAACATCTCACCAGCGGGTTCCTGGTACATTTCGATGTTGATCAGATCTAATTCCTTGAGCATGGTTCCAGATTGAATAATTCGACAACCGGTATGCCTGTAATCTCAGATACTTTTTCCATCTTTAGCTTATCAGGTGTAGATACTCCGTTTGCCCATCTGTAGACAGTTGATTTATCTACTCCGCATGCTTGAGCGATCTTTTCAATCACTAAAGTTCTTTCAGTGGTTCTGTTGTCTGATAGTTTTGAAATGTAGTCTTTAAAGGCCATAAAATCACTTTTTTGATAATTTTGAAAATGTAAATGATGTTTTCTGTATATTTGCATGAAAGAGAACTATTGCACCATGCAATAAAACTATCTATTCTAAAAACACGCTATGTTTTTGGAATCTGTTGTTATTGCGCTAAACTGAGATAATTCACTTTTTCAGTTTGCAATAGAACTCTATCACATTGCAAAGATGATTAAAAGAATAATCACTTGCAAGTATTTTGATTATTTTTTTAATCAGTAATTTGTTTTTATGGAAGATACAAGTGCTATAATGGAAAGAATAAAATTGATTGCCAGTGATTTAGGTATGTCTGGCAGGGAGTTTAGTTCTTCTATTGGACAAAGTAATAGTTACTTGGCTACCGAACCCAAAAAGGGGATTCGTTCCGATGTGCTGACTAAAATAATAATCAATTATCCACAATATAATATTAATTGGGTTCTTACTGGCAATGGTAGCATGTATGTAAATGAACCTACTACCTCTTCAGAAATAGAAAAGGAATTAATTGAAAAGTTAGAAGACGCTAAAGAAGAGGTCGGGTATTATAAAGGATTATTGGCGGCTCATGGAATTCCAGTTGAGCCTTGGAAAAAAGAAAGGTCTGCATGACAATCTATATACCATCAAAGTAGACAATTATAGACAATTATGAGGAAAAGACAAAAAAGACATTTTATAACTATTTAATTATCAATGGGATTGATGGGTGTATTGTCTCCTGTCATCCCGACTGAAATGATATAACCAATTGAAAGCCAGTATAATATGCTGGCTTTTGTTGTTTTACCGGAACAGATATGGGACAGTAACAAGCTTCAATGATTTTTTTCTCCATATAAAAACATCATTTTTGGTCCCGCAGTCACGCGTTTCTTCTGTATCGCCTTCTGGCAGGGACGTACAGCCGCGTGACCACCCGAAAAGTTGATCACGCGTGGTCACGCGGTCGCGCACTTATACATATTAGTTATAATATTTGAAAAATAAAAGTAGGTATTTGCTGTAGGAAGTCATTGAATATTTGATGCTTTTGCCTTAGTTTTATTCCTTAAAAGCTAGTTGAAACCAAGGATAATATTTCTCCATATTCGGAACACCCGGGTCTTACAACCCAGAACACCCGGGTCTTTTGTGTAAATACACCCGGGTGTTCCGAGTCAAAACACCCGGGTGTATTTAGTCTGAAAGAATTTGAATATGAATTTTAACAAAGTGCTTGATGCAATTGCATGTTATTCCTCCCAAAATGAACGTCTGCGTGAGCGCGTGACCACGCGTGATCAAAATTTTGGTTGGTCACGCGGCTGTAACGCCCTGTCAGTCGGCGATACGGAAGAAACGCGTGACTGCGGGATCAAAAATGATATTTTTTTCTGGGATTTTTGTATTTGCGGATGTGCAGAAAGAATAAACCAATCTTAATATATTCCAGCGGATTTTACTTTTTCACCTTCTCCGCATATTCCTTTATCCGCCTATCGCAAGCTATCTTCACAACCGCCTTTAGCTTCTCCGCTTTCTCCATTAGCTTTTCGACGTCTTCTTTATCTACTGTGAATTTAGGATTGTAGCGTGCTTCCACATACGAACGTACCAGTATTTTAAAAAGTCGTTCTTCCTCTTCATTTTCCAGAGGGAACAACTCGTATAGTTCCGGTGCATACCCGCGTGTAGCTTTATACAGTTCTTCCAGATTATGCTCTTTTACGCTCTTAAGTGTATAAACAAGAGCAATTGTATGGAATAGATTCTCGCAGGCTTGATGTAAATAGAAAGAAGCTTGTCTATAATCTTCACATGATATGACATACTTGGCATCACGAAGAAAGCTACTTACCCTGTCCATCTTCTCCGTATAATACCCTTCCGCATACTCCTTTATCTCATCGAACTTCAATTTTCGGCGTCTTGCCAGCTTATAGTTTCCGCTGTCATACAGTAGAATTCCGTCTCGTTTCAGTTCCGTATAGAAGTACCTTCCGTTTTCGAGATCTTTATTGACCTTCTTTATATTGTCGTGGATAAATTGTACCGGTACCCGGTATCTTGCGTCTCCCCAGTACCCATACTTAGTCCTTGCGCTCGAAAGTCTGGTGTCTACCACGTCACTGTTCCCTGCCGAGTGTACTACCAGAATATCGTAATCGCTTTTGAAGGTTGTAGGAATGCCAAATTCGATCCGTTCGTCGTAGTCCACAAACGTGCCGCGTGCATAGCTGCCAAAAAGAATAATCATTTCGCATTGCGAAATCCTCTCCCGTATCAGCGAAACAAGATATTTCAGGTCTTCCCTGTTCTTCTTTGGTAAAAATGCAATGGATTTCTTCATACCCCTTAATTACTGAAAACAAAAGTACTATTTTTCTGACAGAAAAGAAGCAGCGGGTTTGTAGAAAATGTTTTTATGGTTTGCATTGCGCACTACAGCTTGTAATTATGGGAACTATATACAAGTTTACACCAAAACTAATTGGTTTTGAGTGAATTTGAAAACTCTTTCTCCCACCACTTATGGGTGTTTTCTCCCACCACCTCCCCCCTTCGGGGTACTCCTCCTCGGGCAGGAGGAGAGTTCCATGCGGATTGATTGCGCAGCTAAACTCCCCTCCTGCCCGAGG